TTCTAAAAAGAAGTCTCAATTGTTTTGTTTTGATGAACAAAGAATGTGGAAAGAAGTTTCTTCTGTTAGACCACATTCAAATTAGGGACAAGCCACCTACTTTAGTTGGTGGTAGTTGATTGTTTGAAATTCTTCTTTATATTGTTCACTTGTGAATTTGAATCCACTAATAATTGGGCGTGTGTTTGAGATGTAAGCTAGGTGATATGTTGGCATTTTGGGATTCCTTTCTAAATTGAATCAATGAGGGCTCGAAATTCTTTACTTGGTAAAGTTTCGGCAAAATGTTTTAATGTAAATTGAGTTCTAGCAGTAACTCCAATTTTTTCTTGATATTCTAAATTTAAACTTGACATCAAATTATCATTGAAATATCCATTTTCAAGGAAAAATTCGGCATCGTGAGCATTAATCCAGAAGTATGTGATGTCTTCTGATGCTTCAAGATGTTGTTTTGGTTTGATGGAATCATCAACTGTCACGAAAACAGACGCTGTTTGTTCGTCGCTAATTCCAACAGATGAATATGATGGTTGTAAAACTGATTCGATTGTGATTTGGTTTTTTGTATAACCGACTTCTTCATATAGTTCACGGATAGCAGCGTCAGTGATTGATTCTTCTGAATCAATTAGACCTGCTGGTGTTGAAATCACATAGTTGTTAATAGGATATCGAAATTCTTTAATTAACAACATTTTTGATTTATCTTTGTTAAAGACAAAGATACCAACAGACTCTTGTTTATATGGTTGACTAAGAATTTCAGGTTCTCTAGACATGAAGTTATGTCTTGACACAAAATCATATTCTTTTATATGGTCATTGACCATTGTTATAGAATGATAAAGAGACAGGTGGTTACTGATGTAATTTTCTTTTAGTTTTAATAGTTTTGGTATTGACATGGTTTGTAATCCTTTTTTCTTAATTTTTGAATTTATGTTTGTTGTTGAGTTACAATGAGAATTAAGAATGTTGTGAGTAATATCATTGATGTGATTCCAATGCATAATAGAATTGTTCTCACTCTATTTGATAAATAGTGAACACCGATTATTACTAGTATTAGCGGTACTATTGCTGTTGTGAGTAATGCTAGTCCAAGCCATAATGTAAGTGGGTTATTAGATAATAGAATTGATGCAAGTATGTGTTTTAATCTTTCTTGGTTTTTTCTAAAAATAAAATTGACTGGATGGAAACCAGTCAATCTAAGTGTTATTTTTCGATAACTTTAAAGTTTTGTAGTCTAAGAAACTCTTTTGGTGTATTTTCGAGAAATTGTTTATGTAATCGAATAAGTTCTTTTTCAAATTGATGTTTAACAGTTTCAGGATATTTTGGGTTTACAGCTGCTAATTCACATCTTTTTGTAAGTTCGACATAACATGAAGCGGCATTAATTTTTTCGACATCATCAATAGAGTTTACACCTCTATCTTTGAGATTAGTCAAATCAAGGTCTGGTAGTTTTTTATTAATATCAGTTAAGTAATAAGTTGTCATATAGGTTTTCTCCTATTGTTTAGATTTTTGATTTTTTTAAATCAGCTAATTTTTGAATTTTTTTTGAGATTGTATCAACTTGATTTAGTTGTTGTATAAATCCGTTTATGAGTTGTCCAATTGCTAATAAAAAGGTTGAACCGATACCAAAAGCAAGTCCAAATTTGATAATGTTGATAATTAGTGTTTTGTTGGGAGATTCAGTTGTATTGTTTAGTAAATGTAATGACCATATTGTTATTGCAGAAATTATTACGATAAAAACAATAAAGATTAATAGGTGTTTAATTGATTTTGATTTCATGTGGTAATTACCTTTCTAAATTTCTTCAATGTGGAAATGTGTTGGGTATTTTTTATTTACAGTTGTGAATCCAGATATAATTGTAGATTTGTAACATTCTTCAAATTTTAGAGACCATTGGTCATTAGGTTCTGAGAATTGATAATTAGAATTTTCGTTTAGTTCAATATTTGTGTCAGATAATGATTCTTTGAATTTAACTAAATATTTTAAAGCGTTTGCTTCAGAACGAGTGTAAAACAAATCTTGGATTTTTGGGAAGTTGAAATCTTCACTTTGAAGTTCTTCAATATCAAAATTAAAATCATATGAATTCAGAATTTTGTTAATCACAGTTTTGATTAACGATTTTAGATTTTCTGAACGGTAAGTGTTGATTCCTTGTTTTTGACTTAAGATTAGTATATATTTTTTTGACATAATTATTCTCCTTTAAAATAAACGTTCATGTAGTGATATGTTTTAAAGTTTTTCAATGTGAAAATTAGTTGGATATTGTTTGTCAACATTTGTGAACCCATGGATGATAAGTGAACCATATTTTGGTTCAATTTTTAGTGACCAATCTGGATTATGATGTAAAGGAAACTCATATTTTGAATCATCATTTAATTTAAGTTCATTATGTTCAATTTTGTCACGAAATTGAAAGAGTTCTTTTAGACTTTTTGCTTCGAAATAGTCTAAATCATATAAATCTCTAAAATCTTCAAAATCAAAATCATTACTAGTCATTTCACTTGGGTCAAAACTGTATGAATTTAGAATTTCGTCAATACAATCTTTGATTAGATAATTGATGTGTTCACAACGATAGGTTGTAATTCGTTGGTTTTGGTTAAGAATTAGAATGTATTGGTTTGACATATTTTTTATTCTCCTTTAGTACAGTTCTTCAAATTCTAATCTTTTTAGAGTTTTTGTGAAATGAATGTCATTCACAACTAATGTTGTGATGAGGTCAGTTAATTTATCAATGTCTTCATCTGAATTAATTTCAAAAAATCTAAATTTTGGCATGAAATCATCACAGTTTGTTCGATAATCGATTCGTTTTTCAAAGATGATTTCAACGTCATTTTCTTTAGCATTAGAATCAATATTGTCAGCTAATGGTGTTAACCCAATTGTAACTTGATGATGTGATTCTTCATCGAGTTTTGTAGTTTCAAATAAGTATTTGAGAGTAATTGTGTCTTTTATAACAGGTTGTTGTTCAACTTCAACATCCATATCTTCTAGTGATTTTTTCAGTTGATTGACAATGTATTGAGGTTTAAATCGAATGTTTCCATCAATGATATCTGACAATGATTCTCTCATCACAAATGGTTTAGTAGGGTCTGTGCATAATTTATTTAAAATGATAGGTTCTTTGATTGGATTTTTAAGATTGTTATTGTTTGTAATGAAATCTGGGCTTTTTGGGTCCAAAAAAGCATTCCAATTTTGAATCATATTATCAATCCAATTTTTCTTGTTGCCTCTTTCTTTATATCGAGATTTGTATTCAACAATATCGTCAATATGAGGTAAAACAATCTGAACATCAATGTTTCTGTCGTTTAATTCTTGAATTAATGCAGGAAACATTGCAATTAGTACATAATCATATTTATCTTTAGCTTGAATGATAGCATCAACATAATCTGATAATCCATTAGGATTGATTGGACGTGATGAATCACCTTTTAGTTTTTCGTAATGTTTGTTTGTTAAATTATTAGGTAGTTTGAAAAAGAATTGGCTTGATTCTAAATCAATAACATTATCGTATTTTAAAGCGGCAGTTGTTTTACCAATGCCTGCAAATCCTGAAATAATTGTTCCTTTTGGGATAAAATGTGTTTCTGACATCTTGTTCTCCTTTAAAATAAGGCTTAAAAGAGCCCTATCTTATAGGGCCTTTGAACCGAGTTGTGTTTCATATTCTTTGAATAAATCGATGATGTGACCATCTTTTAATTTTTCAAATGGTTGTTTTTTGCACCATGCAGCAAAAGCTACTTGAGTTGCATTGTTGGCATATTGTGTTACGTTTTTTTTATGGTAATTTGCTTTTACCATATCTTTGATTCCACGTAGACGTTTAAGTTCTGTATAGTATTCGTATTTAACTTTAAACATATAACCGTTTTGGTCTTCAATAACTAAACCTTCAGATGTACGGTCATGTTTATGTTCATGGATGTAACGCATTAAATCAGCAATGTCGTTAAATTCTTTAACGAGTTCTTTACGAGAGAAGAAGTCTGATTCAATTTGTAATTGACTAAGAACTTTTTCTGAAAATTCAGCGTCAACAGTAACACCGTTGATTTCATATGAATTCGGAATAGCATCTAGGATGATTAGTCGATTTTCATTGAAATCAATGATATGACGGTCATCGGTGTGCATTACTTCAAATGTGAA